CGGCTATATCAAGAGAAGTAAGCATGTTCAATTGAACATCTTCTAACCAAGCAAACACCGTAATCGTAGCTTTGTCCGCAGCTCCATTGGCATGCCTCAAGTCATTAAGAGAAATGATGTGAATTCTCCCAAGATTTGCATATTCCAAAGAAGGCAAATTAACATTGTTCTTCTCAAAGAAGAAAGGTAAACATAATTCGCCTCCCGTCGAGGTCGTGGGGTCCAAAAATACATGGGGCATTTGACTACCTTGCACTAAAGACGCAGTAGATCCCAAATTGGTGAAATCGTCTCTCGTGTGCATTGGGTGATATAATGCCATGGCTCTGCCATAATGAAAACTATTGCCATTGATGACAACCTTCACCCTCATACGTGCACGGAAAAGATTGTAGTTTGTCATTCTATTTATGACCCTAGGATTAGTCAAAAACAATGTCCAAGGGTCAATAACAACGTTCAATGCAGAATTCGTGACCCACTCAGTTTCGGAAATCTTCAAAGGACGAGAAAAGAATGAACCCAAATCATCCCCCGTTGTGTCCTGCAAACGACGAGTAGGGTCCATTGTACCCTTAACCGAATACAAATAAGGATCATCATTATCAGAAAAACCAACATTTTGATGCGTCTCATTTGCAACAATTTTCATTATCATGTTGTCATCCGTAGTCCCGGAATGAGGTTCAAATATAGTACACGCGCTCTCTGCGTCGCTCTCTATAATCCTCAGTTCATCTTCCATTCTATGAAGAATTGAAAGCTGAATTGCGCTAGCTCCGGGGTGCGTAGCGTCTTCCGCTTGCCCAAACGAAGTGGGAGCGTCGGGTGATACAACCTCCTTGATTTCACCCTTACCAAAAATACATACTAACTTCTTACAATTATTTTCTAAACATACTTCTTTTATACAATTACCAATCTATTTAAATACAACTGCAGGCCCGATTAAACCTACAGAGGCTTACATTTTGATATGGGATCCAATCCCACATCCTGTAAATACAGGTACCCTTTTTGTAGGGTATTTTTCACGTGCAAAGCATTCTAACAAAAATACAAAACATATAAAACATTTTCACTATATGTAACCATATACACATGCGCCTATTCAACTATAGCTGCGGAGCAGCAACCCACATCGGCGAAACGGGGTGTTATGTGCCTTTACAATAGGCATGCACATCGCCTAACTATTTCTATAGATATTTGTCACGCCACATCTCAACACGTGTGTCGTAACTAACATCCAACTCTTCGCAGAGGTGCCTCAAACCTGCACGCTCTGCAACTTCAATCAACTGCCTGCGCCTAGCATCATATACCTGCTCACCGTGATTAAACCATTCACGGCATGCAGTATCTATGTTCTTTGCACAGGCCACTCTTTCCGAGTCCACACTGTCCCTGTCACGCAGGTAATAGTGAAGACTCTTAAAACACGATTGGTCCACCAGGGCACCAACATGTACTCCAAGTTTTGGGTGAAAAACACTCACCCGTTTCAGAAATTCAAATTCTTCTGGTGGTAGAAAGTCCACCAATTCACTCTCTTTGTCAGGCATAGTGTACACTTGTCCATGGGCCTCCAAAAATTCTGAAGCGCCTTTGATTGTGAAATCACTAATATCGGGCCGAACAGATCCTATATTGTCATCACCATATGTTATCAATTTCACACAATCGCGAAATGACAAGCATTCACCATCACGTGGCATGTGCTCACTGTAAAAG